GAACGCGCCCGCGCCCTTGATCTTCTGCTGCATCTGCAGCGTGACCTCACCGGACTGGGCCGGGCCGAGACCGTCGAGGATCCGGTCCACCTGGAAGGAGCCGCCGAGCGGCTTCAGCTCGGTGAACACCTGCTCGGTGGTGACCTCGGAGGGCTTGTACTCGGTGTTGATCGCACGGAACGCCGCACCGGCCTGGGAGACCAGTCGACGGTAGCCGTACACGAGGGTGGAGCCCCCGGTGGGGGAGACAGCGTCGTCGAAGGTGAGCGCGCCGAGCATGGGCGCCGTCTTGACGAACTCGTCGATGACGAAGGGGGCGTACGCGGCCTGCGTGTTCTGCTTGGCCTGTTCGAGAGTGACCGGCATGATGCCGTCCTTTCAGGTGGTGGGGGTTACTGGTAGTAGGACCCGACGGCTGCGTGCAGATCCTTCGGGTCGGACGGCTTGCGCCCGGACCCGTTCTGGAAGTCCCCGCCGCTCTGATCCACCGTCGAGGCGACCTTGATGTGCGGGTGCTGGTCAGCGACCTTCAGCAGTGCGTCCTGCACGGCCTTCGAGTCGTTGAGGTCGACGTCCGCGGGCGCGGCGTCGGTGTCCTTCAGGGCCAGCGCCGCCTGGGCGTTGACCTTGACGGCGTCGGCGGCGGTCGTGATCGCGTCACGCCGCTCGAACTGCGCGACGCGCTCCTGCGCAGCCGCGAGGTCTGTGGTGAGGCCGCTGATCGTCTCGTTCAGCGTCTCCTCGGTGGGCTTCTCGTCGGCGAGGCCGAGGGCGACCGCGACCTTCTGCAGCTGCTCGTCGCGCGCCTTCTGCGCCGCGTTCTCCTGCTGCGTGGTGCGGTCCTTCTTCGCCTCCGCGCGGACGCTGCGGATGTACTCCTGCACCGGCTCGGGCAGGTCCGACATCTGCCAGTCCTCGCCAAGGTCGGCGAGGGCCTTCGCGGTCTGCTGCTCCCCGCCGTGCTCGCCGTCGCCACCAGCGGATTCACCCGCAGGGGCGGGTGCCTGCTCGGCGGGCGCCGTGCCCTGCGCGCCCGGGTCGTCGGCGAACCGGACCAGGCCGAGCGCCTGCAGCGCCGCGGGACCGTGCATCGCTCCAGGGCGCAGCACAGCGGTCGGGTGAGCGGTCGTGGTCTTGTGGGTCATGAGGGTCTTCCTCCATCGGTTACCGGGCACCCATGCGGTGCCCGTAGTTCAGTTGCTCGCGCTCACGGCGGCGCGGCTCGCCCGTCTCGTCGATGTGCTCCCGGATCCGTGCCTGCATCTCGCGGACACGGCGCCGAGCGGCCTTCTCCTCGTCGGTGTTCAGCGCCCCGGCGAGGTCCCGCTTCGCCTTGCGCACCTCGACCTCCAAGGCGCGCAGCCCGGCCTGTGCGTCCTCCGCCTCCTGCGTCCACGGCTCCCCGGTGTCGTTGTTCAGGCCCGGGAAGTAGCCGACGAGGGTGTGGCGGCAGTTCGGGTGCATGAACCCGTCAGCGATCGCGTCGTCGACCGAGCCCTTCACCCGCACCGTCACGTACACGCCGTCCCGGGTCGAGTGCTCCGCCTGCAGCACTCGGGCGCCCGTCCCGGTCTGGGACATGACCTGCCCGACCCAGCGCCCGCACGCCTCGCACTGCCCCTTCCCGCCCACCGCAGTGACCAGGTCGATGCCGAACGAGCCGAGGGTCGCGAGGTTCGAGTCCGTGAACGCGCGATGCGACGCCGTCCTGGTCGCCATCTCGACGTAGGTCGCGAGGTTCCAGCGCCGGTCCGCCTTGTCGACGAACCCCGTCACGCCGCGGCGGCGCAGCTCCCGCCACGCCCGCGCCTGCGCCTGCCTGCCCGTGTCCATGCCGAGCAGCAGTCCCGGCGTGGTCTTCGAGATGACGTCGCGGTACACGTCCTCCGGCCAGCGCAGGATCCGCTTCGTGACGTCGTCGAACCGGTTGTGCAGATCCTGGACCAGCAGCGCCGACGCGAGCGCGCCATGCACCAGCTGTGTGCCAGGGACGGCGCCGAGCAGGGACCGGACCCACGCCTCAGCGAACGACTCCCCGGACGTGAGGGCGCGGGAGATGACCTTCTCAGCGAGTGGCCCCGTCTCCTCGCGCACCTCACGGGCCGCGTCCTCACCGGCAAGGCGCAGCCGAGCCAGAGAGTCCAGACGCGCCTGGTTCTCCGACAGATCGAGCACCCGCAGTTCGCGGGCGACAGTGTGGACCAGGCGTTCCTCCACGGCGGCGAACACCCCGGTGGTGTCCGTGATGATCGCTTCGAGGATCGCGGGCCATTCCGGGTCAGGGACAGGACGGCGAGCCATGCGTCACCGCCTCACACGCCCCAGCGGCCCGAGCCCACGGTCGGGTCCTCGACCGTGGCGCCCTTGTCGTCCTGGATCCGCTGCACCTCGGCGCTGATCCACTCCTCGTCCGCGTCCGGGTTCACCAGACGCACGACCGTCTCGGTCGACGCGGCCTCCGCCGAGCGCAGCAGCCCAGCAGTGCGGGCCAGGGACTCCTGATCCGCCTGCGCCTCCTGCGCGAACTCGATCGTCGGCAGGCCGTCCGGGGTGGGGAGCCCACCGAAGTGCTCGCGCTGCAGCAGCAGGCCCGTGACCGCGAACTCCTGCAGCTCCGACGTCCAGTTGCGGATCTTCGTCGCCCTGGTGCGCTTCGACACCTTCTCGCGGGCGATGGTCTGCGTCGCCGTGATCTGCACCGGGATCGCGTCGTCACCGAACGTGGCCGGGGACAGCCCGGCACGGCGCAGCGCGGTGCGGGTCAGCTCCTCGATCGTGGCGCGGTGCGCCTCGTGCCGGATGCTGAACTGCGTCGCGTTGAACGCTGTGCCCTCCGTGACGCCCTTCCCGAGCATGTCGACGGACTGGAAAATCTCCTGGTCCTCGTCGAACGACGAGCCCTTGCCGGGGCCGAGGTTCTGCGTCCACGCCGACGGGACGATCAGGCGACCCTTCGCGAGACGCACGTCCCGCATCCACGACGAGTACGCCTCGTCGATCTGGTCGAAGATGTCCTCCGCCGTCGCGTAGTCGGAGCGTCCGTGGAACGCGAGCGCGCCCCGGTTGCGGAACTCCAAGTTCGGGGTCTTGTTCGGGGCGTACATCGCGGTGAGCCGGTCCAGCCCGGTCGGGATGACGTCACCGTCGATCGTGGACGCCGCGATCTGGTCCAGCGTGTTCTGCGACTGCTGGTCCAGCTCCGACCGGGACGCGAGGTCATGCCGGACGCCGAGGTTCGCCCCGGTGCCGCGGTACACGCCGTGCTCGATCATCCCCGGCTCGTGCCGTTCCAGATGCCGCCACACCACGTTCCCGTCACGGGACAGTTCCCGCCAGAACGTGACCGCGGCGAGCCTGCCGTGCTCCCACTCCGGCACCGCCGTGTCCACGTCGTGCTCGGTGAAGAACAGGCCACGCTCACGGTCGATGACCCACCGCAGATACGTGCCGCCGAGCGCGGACTGCATCGTGGCGGAGCGGTTGAAGCGCTGCACCGCCGTGTCCGACATGAACATGTCGTTCAGCACGCTCGACAGGCGGGTCGAGCCGTCCATCATGAACGTGGGACGGTCGCCGAACAGCAGACCGGCGCTGACCTCTGCGATGTCCGTCGCGATCGGGACATGCAGGCGAGTGCGTGCCTCGCGGGCGGGCTGCTTCCGGCCCCAGAACGACGACGCGAGCCGTGCACCCAGGTTGCGGATGCCGTGCGCGCGGGTCTGCGAGACCATGTCCCACTCCTGCGCGTTCGCGGCGAAGCCGCCGTAAATCTGCGACAGCCGCTCCGGGTTGCCGACCAGCCACGCGTCATGCACCTCGGCGACATGCAGCACAGGGGTCAGGTCCTTCGGGGGCCAGGCCGTGTCACGGTCAGGCAGCATTCTGGCCCTCCTCGTCGAGTAGTTGCAGGTACGGGCGCCATAGCGGCTCCGTGGTCGTGATGATGTAGCGGGCCGCGTCGAGGGAGTGGTCGTCGGCCTTGACCGGGGCGTCGTGGCCCTTCTCCGTCTCCTTCGGGTCCCAGACGTATCCGGGGGCCTCCTCGATCCAGCCCGCGCAGCGGTCCGTGATCAGGAGCTGGTTCGTCTCCAACAGGGTTGCGACGAGCTGGATGCCGTGCTGCACGGTGTTGTCCGCGTCGGTGACGCCGGGCACCTTGTCCTGCACGAGCTGCAGCTTCAGCGACGCCGCCGCAGGGTCCACGACCACGTACGGGACGTCGACCCTGCCGTGCCGCTGATGATGCGGCGCGGCGAGGAAGCCGCGGATCCGCTTCGACTGCTCGGCGTCGGTGAGGGTGTGCGACTCGGACGGCTCCGACTTCCACTCGTCCAGCAGCACCAGCCGTGGCGACGGCTCGGCGGTGAGGGCGAGCATGATCGCCGACGTCGGGTTCGTGGTGCCGTAGTCGATGCCGACGCCGAACACGCGCGCGAGCGGCGGGCAGTCCTCCCAGCGGATGACATGCCGCCCGCCGACGTCCGGGTCGAGGTGCTTGAAGATCGCGCCCTCCGCAGCGACCCACTTCCCCAGGATGAACCGGTCGTACCAGAGGCCCGTGTACTCCCGCTTCAGGGAGGTCTTGTACTCCTCCGTCAACGTGGGGTTGTCGTCGAGCTGGAACTGGAAGTACCGCCAGTCGGGGAGGTCGTCGAGCCGGTCGAGGTAGTTCTTCTTCAGCCAGTGCATCGGGGCGTCCGGGTTGGTCGTCCCGAACAGCTGCGCGCCCGGCGCGGACATGCGCGCGAGCATCTGCTTGAAGAACTCCTCCGGGATGACCGTGACCTCGTCCACGTAGGCGGCGACGACGGTCATGCCGCGGATGCGGGACTCGGCCTTGGAGTCGTTCGCGCCGATCACGTTGACGCGGCGCCCGAGGATCCGGGCTGTGGCCGCGCCCTGCCGGTACTTCACCTGCGACGCGATGAACGCCAGCTCCGGCAGGTTCTCGATCGGGGCGAAGAAGTTCCGGTAGATCGAGTCCTTGTTCTTCCCCACGATGACCAGCTCGCCGTACGTCGACGCCTGAGCGACCGCCGCGAGGAACCGCAGGATGCTGCTGAACGTCTTCCCGGACCGCACCGCGCCGTCCCACAGGTTCACGCGCCCCGTCGACGCGCCAACCGCGTGAACCTGCTTCCTACTGAGCGCCACCGGGAGTCCGGTACTGCCAGCCCTGGTCGATCGGGCCGGGCAGGTGCAGCTTCGACTGGATCCGGCGACGCTCCACCATGCGGAGCCACTTCCAGCCGTGCGTGATGGTGTCGACCGGGCGCCAGGCGAACCAGCGGTGCCACGGGCCGACAGGGTCGTAGAACATCGGCGCCGGGGTCACGATGCGTCCTCCGCGTCGGGCAGCGGCTCCACCTTCGGGGCCGCGACCTCCGTCGCGATCTGCAGGAAGCCCAGCAGCGCCGCCTTCGCCTGCTCCGCCCCCGGATCGCTGTTGTCCGGCAGGTTGTACAGGCCCAGCAGCTTCGCCCGCGACTCGATGATCTTCACGACCCGGTCGATCGCGAACAGGTCACCGGCCATCGCCGCGTTCATCGACGCCATCTGCATCTCGTCCAGACGACCGAGTTCCAGTTCCCGAGCCTGCTCCGCCTGCTCCCGAGGGATGTCGCGCAGCGCCTGAGCGACCGCCTTGTGGGCCGCGCCCTTCGACGCGTAGCCGACCTCGTCAGCGACCTGCTGGTAGGAGTAGCCCATGGCGCGGAGTTCGAGGGCTTCAGCGCGCTTCTCAGCGGCGGTCTTGCGGCGTTGGGTTTCCGTGGCCATGAGGTTCTCCCGTCTTGGGATCAGGTGGTGGTCCGCGGACGGCCCCGGCGTCTTGCCGGGGTGGTTCCGTCCGCGGTGAGGGGTCATCGGCTGTTGCCGCTGGACCCTCCGGTGGCGGATGCGGCGCGGCTGGTGTTGCCGCTGGCTCCGCCTCGGGCGCGTCGGATGGCGCGTCCGGTGAGGCCGTTGATGCTGTTGGCGATTCGGCGCATGGGGTGTTCCTCCTCTCTCGGGGTCGTGGTGGTGTCCCCGGTGTGGGGTGTTCGGGGTGTGGCGCCCTGCGCGGTGGGGGCTCGCGGCCCCTTGTCCCTGGGAGGGGCGGCGGTTCGCGCGCGGTTGGCAGGGCGCCACGGCATGGGGGCGCCCCTGCCCTCACGGTGGGGTCACGTGGGGGCAGGGGCGGGTACGGGTGCGCCCCCTCGCGGTGGAGGGGGGCGCGGTGGTCACCAGTCGACGACGTCGATATCGGACAGGGCGATGATCGCGGCGCAGTGCGGGCAGCGGGCGCCCTGCTCCTCGATCGCCCAGTGCGGGGACGGGGCGGAGCACTCGCAGTCGGGACAGGCGAGGCGGGGCGGTGTCCACGTGACGCGCGCGCTCATCGGGTGCGCCTACGGGGTGAGTGCTGCTGCTGCACGTACTCGGCGCAGCGGCGGCAGACAGTGGCGCCCAGGACAGTGTCGACGGCGGCGGGGGCGATGTCGCCAGCGCCCACGCGGCCACAGGGTGCCACGGGGTCGCCATCGTCGTCCCAGCGGTCGGGCCAGGGCGCGACGTAGTCGGGGTAGTCGACGTACCACCACCACTCGCCAGGGGTGACGGGGGCGGGGGGCGGCGGTGCCAGGGGGTC